TATATATACCGCTACGCGAACGGTACTGAACTAAGCAATGCTAATCGTTCAGTTAAAGAACCATGCTTGAAAGGAAAATATGGTGCTATATATCGTTTATTTAAATCGAAAACTTTTAATCGTCGTAATGGCTCTAATCTTTCAAACACCGTAGGACGCACCATCCACAATTGACTTTTCTTTATTTTATTATCAAATTCTTTAAGAAATTGTTTTGTAATCATGCGGATAGGAATATCACTATTACAACCGGTTAATTCACCCATAAACGCGAAGTTCATCTGATTAGGAATCATTTTAACAATTTTATCGATATCACGCTCAAAACATAAAGCTTTAAATATACGTTCAAACACTCTTTCATAATAATGATTATTATTAAAACCATGTCTTCCACTGGTATAGAAGTCTACGATTTCATAAATAATTAATTTTTTAATACAATAGTTTATTTCTACATTAAATGGAGCAGAAACACCCATAACCATACGATCTTGAATCTTAACAAATAATTTCATTTTCGTACTAGTAGGGTAACAGAAATTAATAAATAACTCAACAACATTCCACGCAATAAAACCAAATAAATAATGTTTTTTAAGAAATGTCGCAAATTTATTAGGATATATGTTTTTAAGATCACCAGATTGACTAGAAAAATCCTCACAAGGATTGCCACTTTCAAGAACCATATTATGCATAAAATTAAGCCTATCCTTTGGTAATTTCATAATCCAATCATCACCAGCTCCTTGCAAACGGGTCTTGTTAATTACCTCTTTAGAACAAGTTTTATGTATTGCAGTGGAAAGAGTAATATATGCACATAAAGTTGTTATAATAGATGTAAAAGCATGACCTGTTAATACCCCTTTAGTAATTTCATAAACCAATCCACTTTCGGGTAAAACTAAACGTTTAAAAACCATACCACTTAAACAATAAAAAAATAAATTATCTATACCACGGTCCGATGGAAAGCAACACCGTAAAATTGCAAAGGCTAATACAATCTTATTTTCGTCTACATGATTATCATGTCCATTGAAATCAGTATTCACATTAATAAAATCTTTATCTTTTGAACAATCCAACATATTAACTAATTGTTTAAAATTTCCTCTTCCATTAATTCTACCACCCCAATTGAAACCACTATTCATCATTTGTAGACACTTATTAAGAGGTGTTACTAAAGACTGACCTATCAAAGTTGGAACGTCTTCTTGACCACAGGTAATACGTGCTTTAGCATTCTTATTAATATGTTTTTGGAATACGTTTCTTTTTTCACGACCCCCAATCCTAACTAAACTCTTATCAACAACAAGTGTTCCTCTAATCATTGCACCAGCCAAATCATATGCACATGTCTTCGTATACCCTATACTCTTTCTCCTTACTTTACCAAAATACTTACTAGTGTTAAAGCCAGGATGAGCTTTTGGATTAACCGATAAGCCCAGAATCCAATCTCTATGGTACATATCCACTTTAGGTAAATCGAACTCCAAGTTAATCCTAGATTTAACCCCAGCAATCATCTCTTCAATAGAAAAAGAATTAGAATTCGGTGTGCACATGTCAACCAGGTTAATCGAGGAAAAACGCCATGCCCCAGGTAAAACTTTAGCGTTGTTATTAATAGTAAATTCTTTGAAAGCCTCATTATTATTACTTAAAATTTCTCGTACGAAATAATCAGGTTCATAATTTGGTCTATAATTTCTCTCTCTATCAATTTTTTTAACACAACCAATTATCCGACTAATACTGTTAATAGGTAATGGTAATGCAGAATAATAACTATATGGCTTATTCTTTTCTTTATCAATTATACGTTTTAAATTAACATTAGATAGATCAATTTCTCTATGTTCACAAACTAATCTTCCTTGAATGAATCGATTACGATATTTTTTAAATTTTTTAACTCTCCCCATGGTATGAAATCTATTCATATGTTCATTAAAATAATCTTCCTTAAAGTTGTCAGAACATGATTTCTCTACCATAGAAAAATAATTACCGTAAGTTTTTGAATTATCAATACCATTTAAATCTAAGAACTTACTTTTATAATAAAGAGGTCTAAC